AAATTTTTGGGATTCTTGACCTAAACTAGGAACACCTACTATTCTACTAAATTTTTCTAAATAATCCTTAGCGTCTTTTGATTTTCTTTTACCAACAACATTCTTAGTAAAAGTATTCATAAGGCTAGGATTTTCTAAACGTTCAAGAACACTAGAAGAAGACATTCCACCATCTTTCTTAATAGTATTTAACATTTTAACTATTTCTTTTTGATCTTCAAATAAGTTATTAATACTACTTTCAAGTAGCATATTATAACTGCCTTTCTTTCCTTCAGACCCTTTAAAATCTAATAAGTTATCATATAAGTTTCTGGCGGTTGATTTAGCTTCTTTGTATTTAGCAAGTAATCTATCTTTTTCTTTACCTGGAGTTAGATGATCAAATTCAGGAACTTCAGGATCTCCATAACGATCTTGATGGATACCTCTCTGTTTAAAAGGAGTTGCCCCAGAAGTTCTCATCTTATATAAAGGCATTAAAGGATCTTCAGCCATTCCTAATACATTGACCCCGCCCGTACCTAACTGATCACTAATAGTACTCTTAATAAAAGTTTTTTCGTCGCTACCTTTAAACATCTTTTTCCTCTTAGCTGTACCCCATGTAGACACAGATTTCTTAAGTCCTGCATAAGCAGCTTCTACTACCTGATCACTTAACTCCTGTAAGAAACCTTCAAAACCAACAGCTTTAACTATATAATCTTGAAGCGCTTTTCTGTCTAATCCGTCAGTAGACATGGCTTGCATTTGAAACTGTATAGGAGCAGTCTTATCCCCACGACCTTCAGCTATCTTTAATGCATCAGCATGCAGATCATTTGTAGATACCTTACCCATATTACGTCTAAGTGCTTTTTCATTTGCTTCAGAGAAATCCTTAAGATCACCATAAGAACCTTCTCTATTATTTATTTTATCTACTAACTCCTTTACGCCAGGTTTACCTCTAGATATAAGTTGAGCCATTTCAGTTGCAATCGGAGTTTCACCTGCATGCTTTACATCAAGACCCTTTTGAATACCCACACGCATAAACTCATTCATCATAGTAGTTAATTCTTCGCCCATCCGTCCGCCTGTTGATTTTAAATCTTTAGGAAATCTTCTAGCAACATTCTCTGTAGGATTAAATTGAGCTCCAGTTCTTATAACGCCGCCACCAAAACCAACATTACTTTCAAATATCTTTAATAATCTATTTAAGGACTCTGTATCTCTACCAGTATTAATCTTAAATAGCTGTGCATTAATTGTATTTAAATATTTAGTATTGTATAATTCATTTTTAATACTTTCTTCCATTACTGCTGAAATTTTTCCGCCCATATCTTCTAAGGCTTTTAGTAAGTCAGCACTGTAATGGTCTACCCCTGTTTTCTTATCAACTCTAGGTGTAACAGCATCTAGTGCTTTAGCAATTTCTGTCTGTATGTTTTCATCTCTATAAGCTTCAGGAATCAAGTTAGTCAACGCGCTATGAACACCTTGAGGTTTACCATCATCTCCTGGAAAATCTGATAGTATATCCAAACGTTGCTTTGGTTTTAAATACTCCATCTCCTCAGTTAAGAATGGTTTCTTTAGAAACTCAAAACCTTCTTTTTCTGGGAACTTTTTCTGAAAGGATAATTGCTGTTCTGCTAAAGTAAACTTACCTGTAGCAGGTACAAGAGCATCATATGTGAATTCGTCCCTAAAAGTTTGTGCAGTGGTACCTTTTGAATAGTTATAATCAGTTAAAGTTTTGTAATGCTGCGCAATCTCTCTACGTGCTGCGGCAGTTTTGGCGGAATGGATCTCTATTTGATCACCATCAAAATCCAATTTCTGTTGATGAGCCACATATTTAGGTATAACATCAGACAAAGCTTTATCTAAGGCTTCAATAGTTTTAGTTAGTTTAGATATTTTATCTTGATCAGGTGTTCCTTTGGACTGCTCCTTCTCGCGTTCAATGCTCAATTTATCTACTGTTTTATCTACTTGTCTTTTAGCTGTATCAAACATATCTATATCAAAGTCTGGCATACCTGGAGCCATTAAAGAATGTGAACTAAATATCTTCCCACCCTTACCTGTTGGTTGCTCGCCGGCTCTCAATAGTTTAGCTTCATAAGGCTGAACAGACGAGATACCTGTAAAAGGATAACGAACACTTTCAATAAAAGTAGATAGTTCGGAATCAATATATCTCTGCATGAACTCGGCCATCTTTGGAGTAACATCTTTCATAGCTTCTTCCAAGGACTCCTTGTAATTTATCATCTTTAATAAATTAGAGTTCTCTTGTATAGGAGTAGATAGTCTTTCTATAGAGTTATCATCATAAACTTTATATTTTTTTAGAAAAGAAGTAGGCAGCTTAGCAGCATACCCTTCTGAAACACCTAACTCATGCTGTTTCAATACCGGCATTCCCTTTTCTCTCTTCTGTATTATTGACTTTTTATGGTCTTTATTAAGGTCTTCAATATTCTTTGAAGCAGACATTAACCCATCTAAGCTAACACCTAAACCATCAGAATCAGCACTGATAGTAGCAAGGGCTTTACTAAAAGCATCTAGCTCTTGCGTCTTATCAACTACAGCATTAACTGCTTTAGCCATAACAGCTGGAATCTTTCTTGTGAACATGAACTCTTGAACAGAACCTGTCTTACCAAGAACAGAACTAGCCAGTGTACTGTAGTATTCTATTTTAGCTCTTTCTAAACTTTCAACTGCTCTTTTTAAATCTTCATCTGAATCGGCTGGTTTAACGTTTAGTTTACCCAGTAAAGGCTCTAGGGATGACATACCTATATCAGCTTTAGCATCAACCAAATTAGCCGTCTTGTCCCATCTAGCTTTAAACTTACCTTGATCTGGTTCGCCTGCTGGTCCAATTATTTGGTCTATTGCTTGACTGATCGTATTTTGGTATTGTTGAGCTGAATTTTGTTTTCTATCAGTTTTTCTAGTTTTAAAGAAATTTCTTATATACTCCCCTCTATTCTTAAATGTACCGGGAGCTTTACCATAAGTCATCCTATCATCTACTGGAGATTCATCTAGAACAGGCATAAGCTTCTGTAAAATGTTATTTAATTTGGTAGTTTCTTCTTCTGATAGTTGTTTACTTTTAGGATCTTTACCGACTATGCCTCTGACCTCTGCACGATAGTTAGTCATCCTATCTTTTATTCTGCCTACAGTCTTCCAAATAGCGGTTGAACCAGTCTCATCCGCCTGCCCTGAAACTTCATCTACACGTTTAGCTGCATTTACTACACCTTGTAACCGTCTTGATATTAAGTCTAGTCCACGTTCACCGGCTATACTAGGCTCTGGGTAAGTAGTCCTTGCTAGAGCTCCAGGAACATAGAAAGACTCTCGTTTAGTGAGATCTTTTGTATCAGGAATCTTTAAGTTCATTGCGCCTGGAAACTTAGCAGTATCTAATAAAGTATTAGTTAATATCCTACTTGATTCTTCTTCAGGCATTTCATGAATATTATCCATGGAAGAGCTAGGAACAAACCTTCCTGTAGATTTAGTAAAAGATCTTAAACTTTTTACATCTACTTCTTGAGCTGAAGATAATAAAGCTGTAGACATTTCAGATCTCTCATCATTTAATACCTGTAGAGCTTTTAAGTACTCCCAATGTTTCTTAGCTTCTAAAGGAATATCAGCAGCGAGTTGTTTAACGAACTTGGATTGTTCTCCAAATATACTAAGATAAGCACCAACAGCTGGAATATTTAATCGTTCACCTTTTATCTGTTTCTTTATATCAGTCTCGGACCATGCTGGATTAGAGTGAGGATCTTCTACAATCTCTACAAATTTAGAACCTATTAAACTTTTTCGTTTGTTTCCAAACTCATCTACCATATCAGAATAGTAATTAGATTCTGCTTCTAAAGCAGCTAATTTTTGAGCAGTTACTTCAGCTTCCTTTCTGGAAGCTAAATCTTTACTCTGATCTTTAGTTCTTTTAGAAACAGGAGTTTTTTCAATCTTCTTTGCTTCATCTGCGCTTATTAAGTTCTTTCTCTTCTCAAGCATAACCAAGATTTGTTCTCGGATTTTCTTTTCTGATTCATCATAACCACTAAAACCTAAAGCCTCACTAATATTACTTAAGCTAGAAAATTTTACATCTTTTTTATCGGCAGTACCTAACATACTTTCATAAGTAGACTTATCAAACTTATTTTTTAAAGTAGTAGATCCTTGACCTCCAGCGCCAATAACATTATTCATTATAGTTTCTAATGTTTCAGTCTGAAGTCCACGCTTAGCTGTACTATGAGAACTTATTCTAATATCAATTGGTACTTCTTTAAATAATTCTCCTTCCTTGCCATTCTTCTTAGCGATCTTCTTATTATTAATGTATGCAGACTTTAAACCTTCTATACCTGCCACATCTTTTGCTAATTTTATATCTAATTTACTTATTGACTCTTGGGTTTTAATAAATAGTTTTTGTTGAGCTTTAGTAGCTACATCATCTGGAACTACCCCTAAACTAGCGTCTGTAAACATACTTAACATGAACTTATTACCACTACTAATAAGTTCTTGACGAGAAGCATCTAAATCTTTTTCAGATAAACCTAATTTCTTTGAGTTGGCCTCAAACAGTTCTTGTACTAATTCACCCATACTTTTTGGAAGTACAGCGGTACCCAAACCGGCAGTAGCTCTTTCTGATTCGCCAATGACTCTTACTTTCTTACCTTTAAACATATTAGCCATTTGCTCGCTGGTTTTATCATTAGGTTGTGTAGAAGTTATTGACACCCCCTTTGAGCCAGCTCTAGTCGTAAACTTTCTACCATAATAGTTAAAAAATGTCTCAGCTATCTTTGCAGACTGTACTTGAATACTCTTACCTCTAACGGTAGTAATAACTTTTTGAACTTCTTTTATCAAGGCGGTATCAGCTCTCCCCTTGTACTCTTGTTTAACTCCAAGTACTTCTTGAAAAACTTTATTAGCTTTCTGAATTGCATCTTCTGATGCAGCTAGAAGCTGTCCTTGCTTTATATCACTCACAGCACCTTCTTTAGAAGTTCTAATGGTGCCTTTAGGCGTAGTAAGACTCATTCTACCTAATTTATCAGGAGCAACTATCGTTTTAGTTACAGAAGTTAAGACGTCAGCCAATTTACCTGATATAACTACCTGGTCTTCAAAGGTACCAGCAGTGTTACGCATTTCAGCCATAACATTGAAACCATACCCCTGTGTGCCAGCTCGTCCACCAGCTATTAGTTTAGTTTCTTTTTCAGAACGTAAACCAGGAAAGTCTGTACCTACCCCACGGGAAGGTCTATAAGCTAGAGCATTAGTAGTACTAGCTATATTTCTACCTAACTGTTGAAACTGTGCACCAAAAGGAGCTAGCTCTGATAGTGTATCTGTGTACATCTTAATATTAGTTGCACTAAAAGCTGCTAAATATTTAGAGTCTTCATTCTGTTTTTCTTTTCTAAATTCAGTAAGAGTAGATGCTTGAGCTTCAGGTATACCTAAACTAGAAATATTGTCTACACCTGTTGGTAATCTTCCACCATACTTACCTTTATCTACATCAGTAAGAATTTTAGTATCTTTAATAAAATCACGTAAAGAAAGATTTAAATCCCTAATGAATTGCTTCTGACCTTCAGCAGTATAACTACTTGCACCTTTATCATAAAGACTAGAAGATAAGGTCATTAAGTTTACTACTTTCTCTTGATGAGAAGATCTTCTAGGTCTAGATGGGTCCGCTATTGGAATTAAACCTATTAACTTTCTAAAAGAAGTTTCAAGATTTCGTATACCCTTACTATAATCAGGATTTTGGCCTAGTTGTTTTAAAGGAGAGAATCCACCATCAGCTCCTTCCAGTAATTTTTTAAACATTTTATAGATATCTTGAAACTCAACAGACTCCATACTCTTTACCATATCATAAGCAGATACTTTAGCCTTGTCCATTGCGCCCATAAACTCTTCTATTGTGACTGACCCTGCTATAAATTTATCATACATTTCAGTAGGCAGGGCATCTATTACTTCAGCAGTAGATTCATCTTTTTTAGCTTTGACTCTTTTATTAGCTACTAGTATAGCAGCAGTTTTATATTGTTCCACAATTTCAGTACGTATTGATTTAGAATCAATTGTTTGATTACCTTTTTTATCAAAGACATCTTTTGCTTTTGCAAGATCCGTTATCATATTTTTAGATATATTATCCGCATCTTTAAATCTAGCACCTGAAGGTCTATAACCTATGTCTTTAATTTTACTAGAATAATTTTTATCTATATCAAAGGTCTGTGATTTAACTAAGGATTCAAACATCTTTTCAAACCCTGTTTTATACGTAGCAAATTTTGGGATAACTCTCTGGCTACCTTGTTGCGTTTCAAAAGTAGCTGCACCAGTAGTAGATAATCTAGCGGCGGGAAGTGAAACAGTTCTTGTTAACTTCTGTTCTTTAAGCTGATTTTCTGCTGTTATTTCACTAACGGTCTTCTTATAGATATTAGCTTGCCGTTCCTTTAGACCTTCTATAGCTTTAACAAGCCCTTTGGATGGCTCTGTACCCGCACCTGAGTCATGCTTCTTTTTAATAGTTGCTAATGCTTGTTGAGTACTTTTATCCAATCCTTTCCAATTAGATATGTCATCAAAAGAAAAACGCTTTACCCATCCAGCTATTGCTTCAGATAGTTCATTTTCATTTTGTTTCACTAACTCCTCAAATACTTTATCTTTAAATTTATCTATTAATACGGTTGGATCAGTAAGATTTTTAGCTGCGCCAGTCTTTTTTTGAAGTGCTCCTATATCAGCTATCTTAAAAGAGTATTCTTTTCCTGAAGTTTTTTTGTTGAATCCTTCAGTGAGTTTAAAAAATTCTGAAACATTAGCATTTTCTTTTTTTCTTACTATACGCCAATCTTTAGGTTTGCCTCCTTGTTTAGCAGCCCTTTCTCTAGTATCCTTAAGTTCTTTATCTAGTTCCTCTACCATAAACTGCTGTAGATCTAATAAAGAATTAGCTAAGCCTTTAACATTCTCTTCAACAATACCTCTGGCTTCTTCACCAGCATCAAGTTTCCTTTTGACAGGTATAGTTGTATTTCTAGAAGGTCCTATTTGAGATTCATTATAACTATAAACCTGTTTCTGTGTAGTAGGAAATTTTTTGGTATCTTTAGAACCAGTATTCTTAACAGATACACCGAAGTCTTTAAACATATCTGTAGGTTTATTCTGTGCTATTCTATTTTGAGATGCTTCAATAGCTTTACTTACTTCTTCAACTCCTTTTAATTCTTTCTTTAATTGACCAACAGCCTTAAGAATGTTTTCCATCTCATTACCACCACCAGCTGAAGTTATAGTACTCCTTATTTCCTTAAGAAGTGCTTCAGCTTCAGGAACTTGACTATAAAAAGGACCGCTTGGGCGTTTACTTGCTGGGGATGAACCTGCTTGTACTCTAGATAAACCTGCCTCATTACTTATAAATCTTAATAATTCTTTAGGATCTTGAACTTTAGAATTTACTTCTCCTTGTAAATTTTTACTATATACGCTTCTGGCATTATTCCTATCATAGTCTGGTCCACCTCTTTTAGATTCTTTAGTTACTTTAGTTAAAAGATCATTTAATTCTTTTATTAAGCTATTAAAAACAGAAACCAATTCCTGTGCTTCTTTTTTATTACTGCCTGAAGAAATAACATTTTTGCCAGCATCTGCTGATCTTTTAGCCCCCCATAACCTAGAAGAACTATGGTATTCTATAGTTTCTTTTGCCAGTTCCCTACGCATAGATTCAATATGTTTTGGATCGTATATAGGCCTTACTGGAATATTTAAAGGTTCAACAAGTTTACTTGAAGTCTTATTAAATCCTTTAAATTCTGATGCGTCAGGAGTAAGTTTGATAGGAATTGCTTTTTTAGGCATTGCATTATCTATAGCAAGCTGTACATCTTTAGAAGTTATATCAAGGGTCATTGATATAGTTCTTGCTGCATTTATTACTTTATTCATACTAGTAATAAACTTACCGTAATCTTGTCTTTTTATTGCTGGTTCTTTTACACCTTTTGGAACCTGTGTAGACAGTTTAGCTATATCTTTAAATACGTTTTGAAATACCTTAACGTCTACAATATCTTTAGAAGCTAGACTTGATAATTCTTTTGAAGCTGCACTTATAGAGGTCCCAACTTTCTCTAATCCATCTATAGTACCCTCGAATCTATCAAGAGCTTCAACTAGTTTCTTAATGCCTGGACTTTCTTCTATCTTTATATTTTGTTTTAAGACTGTAGATAATTCATTAAACATTCCTTTAGTAAACAAGGTAGGATCACTAGAGACTGCTTTTCTAGAAGTACGGACACTAGTAACAGTTCTAGTCTGTAATAACTTTACTTCTTTGATTATACCATCAAATTTTTTCTGCAAATCCTCAGGAAGCTTGCCTATCTCGCCTACTATATTAGCTACTTGAGATATTAAAGATTTAATATCATTATTACCTTTAGTAATATTTTTTAAGAAGGGGCCTAACTCGGTTAGGTCTACTCCTCCACCACTCTTTGAAAAACTTTTAGCTTGTTGGAAAGCTTTAATACCTGTCTTGCTTAAAGATAGTAGACTACCCATGGTTGTATTTAATTCATCTATTATGCTATAGAATTTAGGAGGTATAACACCACTTACTGCTGTTTGTAACGTTCTCTGTAATTCTTTTTGGGAAGCTGGATCAATAGTTACACCTTTAGATGCTAGAGCTTTAGTTAAAGCAGCAACAGTTGTAGCTGATTGATTATCTAAACTTTTTGTTATGGCAGATACATCTAATATCTTGCCTGGAGTTGCTCCTGGAGCTGCAGACGCAGCAGTACCAGTGAAAGTTTGTTTAATTGTCTGATTAACTATAGTTTTAACAATAGAAGTAATCTCTGCCTTACTAAGAGAGAAACCACCACCAGATCCCTTACTTAAATTTTCTATAGCTTTCAACAAAGCATTACTAATAGCACTTTTGCTTTGTTCTTTAATGGCAGCTTTAATATCTTTTAAAGTGTCATTTACATTTTTTTGTAGATTTTTATCAGATTTTGACAGCTCTACAGTAGGAGTTCCTCCACCTTTAGAACCTTTTGCTGCAGCAGTATTCGAAGTTGTTTCATTAATGTTTAAGTTATAATCGACCAAGTTAGTACCCTCCTAAATTTACAATAAAAAATCCCTTAAACCTTTAGTAGTTACTTAATTCCCTATCCTCGCTTTATCCTTTTTTTAATGTCGGCTTTGTCTTTTAGACGTTTAGCCTCTCTGGGGGTATCATACTTTATATCTTGGTATAACTCATTAGAGGCAGTAACAATTACTTCCTCTGAATCAAATGCTGATAGTTTGCCTGTTGATTTATTCTTGCTTCGCCTTGCGGCGTCCTCTCGGTTCCTTTCCTCGTAGAAGTGTTTCATGAAGGCATCGAGTGCCTCATCATCCTCTATAACTAAATCACTAGGTCTATCTTCTGGCATCATTTGATAAATATTATCATAATAATTAGACCAATATGCTAAACTTAACATGTCGGTTGAATAATTCGCTGATGGCACACCAAATAAAGATTCAGAAAGTTTTTGACTATTTATATATCGGATACGCCATAAATTATGTCTTGCTACAAATCTAATTACATCTATTACAAGCCCTGAATAAAAAATTAAAAAAGAAGTTAAAACTTTATCTCTATTAACTATATTAGTAGTATCTTTAAACTCATTAAAGGTTTTCCAAATGAGTTTATTGTCTTCGTTAAAAGCACATCGCCAACATAAGTATAATGATTTTTCTTCATTAGCTTTAACTTCAGCAGACATCATTAATTTGGAAGTCTTTTTATAGTTAAGTTCGTTGATCTCAGTCTTTACCTTAGCTATAACTCCCTTAATTCTATCTTGATTGGACCTAACAACTGTTGTTTTAGCAAGAAGTATTCTTTGTCCTTCTAGTTGTGTGTACAATTTGTCCAACCTCTTTTGATCTTCTTCGGTGAATAAATTTCTTTGTTTAATTAATTCTTCTAAAGAAGATCTATCTAGTAATCCACTTTCTATAGCTTTGTCATATTCTGCTTTATATAGAACGTCTGCTTGTAATTTGATATGATTATTTGGATATTTTAAAGTTACAAATTTACCATCAATTATTTTAATTATTGATCCGGTGGCTATACTTGTGATATATCTCTCTACATCATCGTCGTCAATAAGCATAAGTTCTTTTTTAGCCTTTACTTCTTAGTCAAAGTTTTCTTTGTTTTTGGTTTAGCCTTAGCTTTCGGGGTTGGTTTAACTTCCTTAACTTCAGGAGGTGATTCCACTTCCTCTGCTAATCTTTCTGCTTCTACTGCGTCAGCTGCTTTCTTAATAATATCCTGTTCTACTTCTCTCATAGCCATTGCTTCAGGAGTGTTTTCAAGAAAATTAGAGTCGTAACCCTGTAGAAATAACATTACTTCATACCGAGCCTTCAATGTCAATGACTGGGAAGTAGAAGACAAAAAATCTTCATAGGTTTCCCAAACTTTATTTTTATCTTTCTTTTGAATAATTCTTGAAGTTAGATATTCGAGCCTCGCATCATCAGCAATCTGTTCGCAGGTGTTACTCATGGGGCCACTTAATCTCTGGTTCCATTGAAATAAGGCTTCCCTTGCTTGAGCTACATCTACTGCCATGGCTGCTTTTTCTTCGTTAGATTCTGTGTCATTTAGTCTAGAAATGAGTTCATTGAGAGTATAGGCCAGTTCATCAGCACGTCTATCGAAGTCAGTACCGACGATGTCACGTTTTCTAAGAATGTCCATTAACTCTGCACTTGTAGGAATACCTTCAGTAAGGCATTTGGTGTAGGTTTTACTATACTGCCAGTCTGCACCACGAATGTCTTCCGCTTTAGGTGCACCAATAAAATACTCAGTCTCTTCATCAGCTCCGAAAAAACTACGTCTATCCTCATAAATCTCTTCTGTTTTGTTTTCTTCTACCATTTTATTTCTCCTTATCCTTTATTCCTAAATTCGATTACTTCTTCAGTGAGTTTATTAAATTCAATCTCATAAGCATCGAACTCCTTGGTTAGATTACGCATACAGTCATTTCCAACACGTAATATTTTTGATCTTAATTGTTTAAAGTTATCTTTAGGACATGCTACATCAGCAAAATCTAGCGTCTTTTCCATCATCCTAGTAACCTCTTTCCTCATTGCCTGTATAAGCCTCTTCCGGCTGTTGTCCTTAAATTTTTCTCCCATAGCCTTTACCTTCCTTTAGTCATATTCTTGTCCTAAGAATAGGAGGGGGCTTGCCCCCTCCCTTCTTAATATGTTGTCTTTCTAATTAAGCATTACGCATAATAGCGTTAACATCAGCATAAGCTATATCGCCTTTAACTACATACAGATCATTACTGGATTTGAAACCAAATGTCTGTGTTGCATTAGATCCAACGTCAAGGGTCATACCCTCATCAGTGATCTTAAGGTTTTTAACAATTATAGTTTTAAGTGCATACTCTTGATCGAGTGCGCTATATGTTGCCATTGTACCATTAAGGAAATATTCATCACCAATCATATCACTGCCTGCAAGAACTTTACGTCCTGCACCAGTAGCTCCACCGGCTTCTTCATCAGTTTGTTCAAATACTTTAACAACCAGAGTCAGATTATCTTTAGTCATAAGATCTGTAAGATCTATAGATTGGATAGTCGTTGCATCATAGTCGACCAGTTTTCCTGCAAACTTTGCCCAGTTTTCCAAATCACCAGCAGTAGTATCAATACTCATAGTAATTGGAATAGGTAGAGTAAGTGGTCTATCATAAGGACCTAAGTGCCCGAGCTCCGCAAGGGGTTCACGAGTAAGATCAGTAGAGATAGTAGCACCAGTTAATCTCCAAGCATTATCATAATCGGTTGCAGCAGAATCTGGATCAACAATATATACTTCTACTTGACCTTGTCTTAATGCGCCTACGGCGTCAGGTCTAGTAGTTTCCTCTGTTAGAGGTACGAAGTAGTCATTCATTGCACCTGCATAATCATTAGCAGAGTAAACCACCTGAAGCACATCATCATCAATAGGAACATTAATAGATGTTGGGAAATGGATAGTGTGTCCAGTCCCAGTATCTTCATAGATATATTTGCCTTCAAAGCCTGGCTGATCAACATCGCCAGAAACTCCAACAACAATTGCTACATTTTCTGCAGTGCCTGCTGCTGTGTCATAATGAGTAACGGCAGATACACCGTTGTTGTCTTTTCTCAAAAAGCCTAGGCCTGTTGAAAGTATTGCAACATCCATACCATCTGCTAAAGTAAGATCCCAAGTAGTAGCACTACCTGAAATAGTTACTGTCTCAAAATTAACAAACCTACCATCATTCAGTAACCACATTTTATTGTCTGTTTCCGCGCCATAGTTCTCTGTAGCGTTAGCTCCAGTTGTATAGCTGTATTCCAGACTATTGATATACACTTCATCAAGAAACAAAGTTTGATCAATGTTATTAGCCAAAGTACCAATAGAACACTCGTCCTGAACTGGTGCCCATAAAGTAACACCAGTAAGATTACCACAGGTTACTGCGAAGTCAGCCAATGCCACACCATGCAAATAAGTTCCATTTGCAATAAGATTAGCATTAGTTACGTCAGCAGTAGCATCCATAGCAATTTTTGCTGGAGATACCTGGGCTAGTTTAGCGAATGTTTTTACGTCACCAAAATCATTGGTGTTCAAAGTTACAGTTACTGCAGGTACATCATCAACTACATCGATTATATCTAAGTGACCAAGCTCAAATATATCTTCAGATGTAAAAGATGTGGTAGTCCCGAGAGACTGAACTCTATAAAGTACTTCACCATCAACCCATACGGATTGTGAAGCATAAATTATTCTATTACGTGCCATATTTTCTAATTCCTCCTATATATTTTTGTTAAACAGCACACAGGTTGGTATTAAAACGTCCTCTCACATACCATTAATTGAGGCGTATCTTATTGGTTATGAGCCTTTCCCTATTTTCTTGTATAAGTTTCTATTTCAAAACTTATCCTAGATCTATAAGCGTTCAAGTCGCTTAACATGACCTCTCCACGATTCCTAGACATTAATAACGGTAAATTAACATGCCTAGAAGACACTTTATTAAAAGTCATCCCCCCGTGAAGATGATTCAAATTATTTAAAGACGTTCTATTAAATAAGGAGGTTAGTTTATTAGAGTTCTCCTTTCTACCATAAAACGTTCCATCAAAGTCTAGTACATCACCAGTTGGAAAATCATATACTGGAGCTGACTTATTATAAAATCCATCATGTAAGGTCTCTACTATGTCATTACGTTCTGAAGTATTACTTGCAAACACGTGCACTTCTACTTTTCTTTTGACTTTTTTTCCAGCACCTAATTGGTAGCCTTCTTTGTCTGTACCACTCATATCAATTACTACAACAGGAGGATCTGCTGCTTCAATAGCGGCCCATTCATCCACTACACTGATGTAGTTATAGTAATAATCTACATAGCTTGGTATAGGACTACCAGTAGCCATTATTATTCTACCATCTATATAGTCTACTAAATATTCTGAACTTGATATAGTATTAAAATCTGCATCGTATACTACTACTCTATTAACTTGTTCTGGGGTACCCATACAATCATTACCAGCTATAATAGTACCTGATATAGTTCCACCATAATCAGTACCAGAAACCGTAACAAACTCAGGAACACAAGTCTCTACAGAGTACACACAATCACCGTCCGAATCATAGGCAGGACAATCAAAGAACACCCAACCTCTACCTCTCTCAGTAGGAGAAGGTTCTAATGGAGAGATAGCTTGATATACGTAACTACCAGCACAAGATAGTTCGGGCATTATTTCTAACACTGCCATATCTTCCTTCTCTACAAAGGTTCTTAGTACTGTGTCCTTTATATAACGATATAAACTTAGATCCTCTTTTCTTATATTTTTCATATACCCCCTTTCAAAATTTCTGTTTAATTTTTTTCGTACTAGTCTTTATTGATTTATCAAGCCAATCTTCTATATTAGCATTAACATATTCTTCAGCCGGTCCAAAAACATCTTTGTCTAATCCAGGCTGATTTGAGAATGCAAATTTTACTAATTTCTTTTTTAAAACATCTTTTTCTTTTTTACGTACTTGATCAGTATATCTTATTAGATAAACTCTTTTTTGTTTAGTTACCGTCTCATCTATAGGATTCCTATTTACAGTAGTTTTGCCTGAAATCTTAACTAAATCATCATGATCAATCTCTACAAAAGAACCTATTGGACCTGTTAAAATAGTTTGAATTATAGGTATACCTGAAAAATCAAATGTGTCTAATTCAGGCAGAGATAAATTTATACTGTCTTCTTCTCTAGCTATAAAAACAAAAGTATCTAACCTCTCTTCAAACGCATCTCTATATAACATAGGATTAGTTTTACTATGAGTATCAGTCACTCTGACAGATAGAGTATCATATCCATCCATAATTAATTCCTTGACCTCATCTATATGATCTTCAAAAGCTTCAACTAGTTCTGAAACTATAAATTTTTTACTTTGTTTAATTTTAGAAGCCATTATTCTCCTGAGTAGTTCTTCAATATCTCATTACTATCAATACTGGCTTTATCTGTAGTAAACGCAGTTATAACAAGTACTGTCTGGTTACCTAATCCTCTTAATATAGGGGGTCTAGATAGTCTACAAGTTACTCCATCTATTATCAGCTTATCACAGTTCTTAAATAATTCAAAGTGCCTGGTGTCGGTTTTTAACTCCACAATAGTAGAACCTTCAGTCCCAGCTGGAGTAAAGGTTAAGTCATTACGTTCATTAGGGCTCCAAGTAACTAGGCAGTCCACCCAAACTCTACGTAAAGTTTCCAGAAAACCTTTACCCTTACATATGGGACATCTACCTACCTTAAAAAATTTATATTTAAGATCAGCCCCAGAACCTAGTTCTTGTTGCTTATTCCTAGCCTCTAAAGGTGTCCATTTACATTTACCAGTGGAACTATTAGTTAATTTATCATAGAAGCAATTAAAACACTCACTTTTCAATGGTTGTTTATATAATAGTATTTTTCTACTAAGTGTGCCAATAACTTTCTTCATAGATCTTTTAAATCTGTCTTTAGTTTTTGTGCTTATTCCTCTATGTCCCATATTGAACTCCTATTAGTCTATTAGAACTCCTGATATTCCTCGCATCATTAATACTTTTACTAAATCATCGAGTCGTTTGGTTAAGTCATCTAATAAAACTTTTCTTATTTTTAAACCACCTTCAGGATTATAAGTTGTGCCTTCATCTTTAATCATGGCTCCATCCTCTGTAGAATCCTCAAGTAGTTCCTGTCTCAATAAATCAATTGATGTCTGTAACATATACACCTGTGAAGTGGCTGTCTCTTCAGACAATGCAGCGGGTGGAGGACAATTTTCATATGCGTGCATAATCTCTCTATCAGAATTACGGAAAGTGTAATACCAAATATCTACTCCGTGTTCAATCTCTTTAATAATATTATCACCACAAATATTAGTTATACCAGAGCAAGTAGAACAAATTTCATCTATATATTCTTGAAACTTTAATAGCTTGTAGCCATTAACAGATGGATTCAATGTATCGGTAAATGCTTTACCGCCCATAGTTATATACACCGGCCACCCTTTCTCATCCATTTCATAAGTCTTTCCGTCAGGGTGCACTGAAGCCATGGCTTCATCACCATACTCTCTACGTAATGATTTGGGATCGCCTATGTATAATCTAATTCTATCTATTATTCTTTGGTCACTAGAGCCATAATTAACTTCTTTTGGGAATTCAGGATCATAATACAAATCGCCTGTCTCTCCTAGAATCGGATCAGACCAACCACTAGAAGCACCTAATCCACTACCTGTCGTGTAGACATATCTTGAACTATACCAATCATCAAAACTACCCTCGAAATCATAAGTCTGGTAAAAAGAAGTACCAGTCTTTAGATCAATTGGAATTGGATAATCTTGAGTACCAGACACCATAACCCAATCTGTTAAAGCTAATGTAGGTGATGCTGGCTGATCACTCTCTGTACCTGTGTATCTAACAATCTGTATCTGATTATAGACTGTTAATACTGTGTCTATACTGTCTATTGTAAATGTTAATCCTATCATACTTCGTCCTCCGTATTATAAATTTATTGGTTTAGGAAATGGACTATACACTTTAACTTTAGGTGTAATAGTACCTATATCTTTTTTACTAGCTTTAGGGCCAGGTATCAATGATAAATCTTCTGACTTCATTGGGGCTGGAGTAATTAATTCAGCGGTCATACCCATCTCCCCAATATTGTAAACATCTGGATCTGGATTACATATAGGTACAGTTACCAAAGAACCCATAGTGAGCGCCACATTATCCAACCAGAAACTAATATCACCTTCCATTTTAAAACGTAGTTTATTTATATAAGTAGGCCAACCTTCTTTATCAGTTTGAGGTGTTAGTTTAAAATTAGATAAAGGTATCATAACCTTAGTCCAAGGGCCTAATGAAGCTATGTCTATATAAGAACTTAAATTAACGTCCACACCATAAGAATAATTAGTGGAGTATAATCTAATAACTACGTCTTTCTTACTATTCCAACTCTTGATATTAATCCAAAATGAAAGAAAATCATAATCATTTGAATCCATGTCTAATGCGTTATTTCTATAAAAATAAATAGATTCATTATCTTTATCATAACTAACATCTAAACCATTTGTGCCTCTGTATTTAGAGGCTGTAGACTCTTCACCTGCTCCAGATCTCAACCAATCAGCTTCAACATCTAATATACCAGTTCCGTTCCATATATTATATATTGACGCCGAATCTGGACAAGTTTCTGTAATTAATAGAGTATCATAATCACTAGTAGTAGTACCTGTACCATACACAAACCCAGTAACCTTGTACCATCCTGTAGTAGAAAAACAAAGAGTCTTTTGTTGTTGGTCTATTCCTATAGGACTTTCCCATACTAAATTCCAAGGACCTTCTTCTGTTATACCTGAAGACACTGTCCATCCGTAATTATTTACTGTACCATCAGAGGAAGTACCTACTACATTAATACTGTAGTAACAATCTTCTGGAGTAACTGTTACTGTTGTTTCAAATACTACATCTTCAGAAATACAGGTAGTTTTTGTATCCCAACCATCCGACCATTCAGCACATAAACTTACTTGGGCTGCGGCTGACGTAGGTATTTTTTCAAACTCATAACTAAAAGGTGTATCTGTTATAGAGGCTACTCCAGTAGCATCTGTCCAAGTCCATGAGTACTCCACATGATTAGGTAAACCTAATCCTACCCTACTAGTATTAATAGAGGTATTAGTAAAACTTATACCACTACCTACAGGTGCTGGTACTGGTTCTTGTATAAAACGTACAGTAGGTCCAGAAAATTTGCCTTGTACTATAATCTCACTGTGAGTGACTGTGTTATCATCCCATCCATCATTCCAATTAATCACTATTCCTACAGAATGACTACCTGAATTAGTGAATGCTCCTGGTGTAGACAAATTTCCATACCATGAAGCCCCGAGTCCTTCTGTGTGTTCTACTGTAGTACCCTTAGGTACATCATTTATAACTGTATCAGTACTACCATCGTCTATAGTCCAATCAATTCCAGTTATTCTATTATCAACATCACTTCCTGTGTAGTTAAAAGAAACTACTGTACTAGGCACACTGACAGTATTATTAACAGCCTCATTACAAACTAGATCTAAAGCAGAAGGAGTTCTAAATTTAGACTGTGTGAAATTCTCTGTATAAACTGTAGTCTGGTTCTCATGTCCATCAAACCAATTTACAGTGACTTCCACTGTATGAGTTCCTGGATTAGTAAACGCTCCTGGCGTAGCTGTATGATTTAACCACGAGGTACCTTCTCCTTCAGTATGTGATGCTATATCATTCGCCCCAGTAGTAGCTGATGTAGTAGTATTACCATAAGCTCCACTATCATTTATAACCCAATCTATAGAGGTTATAGTACCATCTACATCTGTACCAACATATTTAAAATACACTGGAGTGTCTGGTGTTGTTATGGTATTTCCTTGTGTGGTTCCTCCACTTGTACATCTAGCTATATTCGGACTAGGGGCATGCCAGTAAGTTTTGATCTCCACTGTGTCAGACGTTGTATCGTCACAATAGTCTGAAATCTCTATACCTACTGAGTAGGTCCCTGATGAGTCCCAACTATAAGTAGAATTAGCAGATCCTGCTAAACCTAAAGTAGTCTCACCATTACCCCAATCGTAATCCGTAGACTCGACTTTATTTATACTACTTATATTCTGGCCCCATCTAGTATCCCAGTGCCACATAGTAACACTACCAGCCGAAGCAACTCCATTGAAAACCCATGAGTGAATATCGTTACTATTATTAGTTACACTGTAGGTAGTATTAACATAAGCGTGCGTCGGTATATTATCATACCATACTAAATTAGGTGCCATGTTGTCTTTTATTTGAGCATCATGGGTATAGAATGACCCACCACCAAGTATAAGTTCAAACGCTCCCCATTCAGTCAATAAACCGCAATCAGCTAGTCTATTAGGATCTCCTTTCCAAAATACTATCACTACCCTAGCATCACTTAAAGCTACACCATCCTGAGTCAACCAGTCAGCGTCTCCAAGGTTTATATTAAAATACCCTGAAGCTTCACAGGATCTAACGTTATTCCACTTGGAAGCACTAGAAGCTGTTTGGCCTTTATAAAAATAGCCTTGATAATAGATACTAGAGTTACCTATATTAGTATCCTTATCATATGTGCGACCATCAAAGGTAATATTCAAGCTCATATATATATTAACCTCTCTCTTCCAAATAACTACACTTAAATTTCTTATGTTGACTTTGTCTATTTTTTGCACATGCGTACATACAACTTGGGGTTAAGTTGTTGTCCTTACAAAAATTTAAAAGCCCTTTAATTATCTCAGTGTGCCCGTCAGGATATGTTATTTTAAACATTTTTGACGTTGGTGATTTTTCACCGACCATACCGTACATAGGGTTATTTTTCCCAGATGCTCTAACACTCATTAACTTACAATGAGATTCTGTTAGAGTTTTACCTTTATGGCTGTCGGACATCCTCTGCCTAGTCTCCCTAGACCATTTTTTACCTTTATTAGGATGTCCCTTTTTCAACAAGCTGACCTTAGTTGCTTCTGCCATCTTTTTTTTAGAAGATTTCGAATGTTTCCACCCTGATTGAACTTCTCCAAAAGAACGCATATTGTACCCTAATTTAACAGAATTATATTTATTTATATAATAAGTCTCTTTATCATTAAGTATATTTTTAGCGACGTTATCTTCTAGAATTTCCCATATAAAGTCTCCCTCATTGTATTTTCTTAAAGCATTATGAAAATGATAATTATCTATATTTCTATAAGCATCAGAGTAATGATGTTGTTTTCTTCTTTTTAATATTTGAATAGTCTGACCAATATAAACTTTATTATTTAATATATTAGTAACTTTATAAATTACACCAAAAGACATCATCTATTCCCCCCAGTTAATAGTGATAGGAGTTCCACTAATACTCTTTAGCCAGAAACCGGCTATCTCAAAATTACCGTTATCTTCGTAGATTAAATTAAAATTATGAGGAGAAGAAGCAGGCGTACTACCAACAACGTAAGAAAAGAACGCCTGTTGATCTCCAGTATATGTATTAGCTATCTCAATTTTTCCTGTACCATATAGATCTTCTATTTGATCTAATACGTAGTTCTTAAACTTTGCAACCGTTGTATCATCATGTATTAATCTATGTATTGATAAATCCCAATAACCAAACTGTATTGGAACTGACACCAGTTGCCATCCTTGCTCTAGTTCGATAGATCCTTTTCCAAAGCCGTCCATACTGCCTGTTATAATTTGTGGACTCCAAAGATCAAAGCCTCTAGATACCATAGGCCTTATATCAACCATTTAGAATTCACTCCCCATACGATAAGGTAAATCCTCACTAGTTGTTCTATAATGGGCGTAGGATACGCCAGAACTAACTGGGCTATCCCAATTTAAATCTTGGTCTCGTTTTATTACTGTTACAATATAGTCAGTTCTGCCATACGGAACATTACGCGCTAATTGAGAGGGAGTGACAGTACCAGAAGCACTAATTCGAGGAACATCTATTACAGAGAAGTTATGAGGTCTATTAGATTTTGTAACTTCATAAATATTCTCTTCACTTATTACTATCTCTTCAGTATTAGCCATAAAACCAGAGCAAGAAGCATAACATATATAAGAGCCTGAATCAGGAATACTTAATTCAGTTTTATATATCCCTCCCTCAACAGTAGACTCAACTAAACTACCGCTTATTGGAGGAGATAGAAGTCCATCATCAATTGTCCTCACATCATAGGTGACAGTTTGATTAACAACAAGCTCCGCAATTGTATCATCTAGAAGCGATACTGTTATTGGAAACAATTCATTTTTGTTTGCTTCTATCATAGTTTAATACCCTCTTTATTTTTTAGTCCATATTATCTCGAATAAATCAGAAGGTATTAAATAGTCATCTGGATAGATAAACGTATTATCCTTAGAAACTCCACCTCTTAAAGGGTAATCATAACAAAAATCTGTAAATTCAGAACAATAAAATTGAGTAATATCTTGTTTATCAAAATCATAATCGTACTCTATATCTTTTGCTAGTTGCTCATAAGCTCTTTTAATAGCTAGATCAACCTTGTCCTGTGCAATAGGCCTAACAACTGCAATGTTATCAGCTCTTAAGAAAGTTAGAATATCTTGTTTTATTATTCCATCTGTCATCACATGAATTATTTTATTATCCCCTACATATAAACCTACATGACCAAAGTCGCCTTTTATAAACAAAGAACTTATATAATGATCATGGGCATTTAATACTAAATCACCAGGTTGTAACGCGTCTATTATTTCCCGCCAGTCTGGTCCTTTTAGTTTATATTTGGATTCCCCAAATAAAACTATTCCTCCTTTGTAGATTCTTATATTACCAAAAAAATCTATAAGGTTTTCTTTCAAGCGTCTAAAAAGACTTTTCTTACTTTTCATAATTTCCTCCTTTTAGTATTAAATGAATTACTATACTGTCTTCGCTCTATGCAAACACATTGTGCAGGCTATTGACCAATTATGGTCTCCTATTCCACTAACAGTAGTATTAGTATCTGCTACCATCTTTAAACGCATACCGTGCCCTAGCTGATCTGTGTCAGATGAATTAAGTGCTATAAATCCTGAATCTAACAAGTGCATTTTACGTAAAAAATGAGCTAAAGTTATTTCTCCAGCAAACAAGTTATATCTGCCATCACCCGCAGGAGCAGAAGTTATATTTATATATCTTTTAGTAGTTGGGTCCCATTCAGCGTTAAAGAAGGCATTAGGATACTCACCTTGATCATTATCAGGCATATACACAAGACCTCCATCATGTAAAGTGATGTCTGAAGTTACATCGTAATTCCCGTATCCTTCAGGAGTAGGTACAATTAAATACCCACCATATAAAGTATAGTTAGCGCCTGCAGCGGGTACAATTGATGTTGCTCTAGTAACTAGTAAAAGATCTAAAGTATCAAGATAACAATTTTGCCAAGTAACATAACCTTCGTGAAGCCAAGTCTCATTTTCTACCATGTTAAAGTCAATGTATTTAATTAAAGGATCATTTTGTCCTACAAAATAATTAAATGAGAACGACTCACCATTACCTACAACCGATGAATTAGATGGATCATCTCCTTCACCTGTCCAACAAACAATAGTTCCAATCTTTCTAGATGTTTGATGAATTCTTAGTTTACCGGATCTATCTCTTAACTCGTCTGTAATATCTACATTTAAATTCTGTTCCGAACTTTTAATTACCACATATTGGACATCATCTATGTCATCTGAAATACCGTCATGTAAAGATACTAATCCACTTAATGTAGTAATATCTTTGGGTTGCAAAGTATCTCTAAACCAACAGTCGCATTCAATACCCCCTGTAGCTAAAAAAGCTAGTGATGTAGTTATTGATGATCCTCTTATTTCATTATCGAACTTAGTTATATCTACTTCACCATTTAAGAAATCTGTAATTAAATAAGTATATTTTATATCTGTCATTATGCTACCCTCCATATCTCTAATCGTGCTCTTCTAATATATGATGTTTTATTTGTTTCTCCGCCATAGTCTATATCAAAGAAATGATCCCCTGCTAATAATTGAGTAATTACAAATCCATTAATTGCATGGTATGAATTATTATCTTTAGATTCTTGATTAATCTCCATCACTGTATCTGTGTCGTTTATAGTTACTCTTGCCTCAAAGTCAGACTTAGTATCCTTTCTACACCACTCAAAATACCATCCTAATCTATAGTATCCAGTAGGTATACCAACTACTTCTAGACTTGCTTTTTCTATATAACTAGTACTATTAGTACTAGATAAAGAGTCATCTCCTCCCCAAGCGTACCAGGTTCCAAAAGCTAAAGAAGTTGGTGTATCAAAAGTTATATCTACTACTCCTCCACCTACATCCTGGGCAGTTACATTTTCCCCTATAAAATTTATGGTTGAATGAGGAGTATTAACTAAATTAGTGCCCTCTTCCTTTATAATTAAAGTAGACCCTGAACCATTCGTACCATCTACTCCAGGAGGACCTTGAGCTCCAGTAAGTTTTACTATACTTAAGAATTGATCTGATAAACAAGCTACCGGAGTAGATCCACAAGAAATAGCTAGCTCAATAAAATCTCCAATAGTTAAACTAGTTATAAACATATTTGCTTGACTATGCGTTTCGTCCTGATATAGATTCTGTAACACATAACTTCCATTTAAATCACTAGTACCATTAATCACCACTTTACTTATTACATCTCTTCTAGCACCAGAAGCCCTAACACTAGAAGAATAATTTATTAAGTACACTCCAGTTTCTTTAATATTTATTCTAGAATCCACAAGATTATCAAGTTCTAATACTGAAGTATCAGTAGATACATCTAAAGTATCAAAAGATATATACTGAAAAGTAGTAGTTAATGTAATATTAGATGTCCCACGTGCCTGAACAGCAGCTAATGGCAGACCACTAAGGGTAGTATTACTACCACTTGGGCCTATAAGTATATTACCTACACCATCACCAATATATAAACATTTAGTATCTGTAGTAAATCCTGGCTCAGCCAGTCCTAACGTAGGAAGCTGAGCCTCTATACCTTTTCTTATTTTTATCTCAGTAGTCATAATTTACTCCTTATACAAATGTCCCACCGTCCACCTTTCTCACTTCTATTGAACCTCCAGAGTGACCAATAGAGTCATTATCAACTATTACTCCTACACCGTTAGATGTTACGGCTACAGGAGCTATACCAGGACCTGTAGAAACATCTGGGTTTACTGTTATATTATCGACCCCAACTGTTAATCCATTACCTCCTCCTACATTCAGAGTATTGCCTGATTTAGTTAGTCCTGCTCCGGCTGTTATTCCTGCTAACCCTCCAAACTCAGACCAAATAACCCCATCCCATTTCTGGTATGTATCAGTAGCACGATCCCATACAAGAGCACCTTCACCTTCAGTAGACACATCATAAACTACAATAAAAGAGGTTCCATTATATGCCACTATATCGTTATTTTGTAGACCAGTTATAGTACCAAAACCAGCATTAAGTGTAGTAGCATTAGTTATAATATACCTATCACCATTAGACGTAGTTGGAACTAACGAAGCATCTTCTTGTATACCTAAAACATCAGCTTGAAAATCCAAACCTGTCATTGCTTGATCAATTGCTGTACTGATTTTATTAGCAGACCATAAATCTGTTACTAAATTACCAGAGTCATTAATAGTTCTATGCAATGCTATTGCATCTAAATGTGCTCTAAGGGCACTACCAGATAGTTTACCACTGCCATCCCATAAACCATCAGGTCTATTTGTATCTAAATAAGTATTTAATACCTTGCCATAAGTGAGACCGTCTGATACATCATCTAAACTAGAAATTCCTCCAGAAACATCTTTCCATGCAACTCCATTATCAACCCAAGTAGACAAATCATCAGTAGCATGGTACATTCTTCCTGATACTCCTGCTGCAGGACGTACAGCTAGTAAACCTACTAACACCCTACCCACTTTATGTGCTACTGCACCATCAGATATAAATACTTCTTTAGTATCAGTGGTATATCCCATCTCTCCACTTTGAAGAGGGGTGCCTCCTCCCATAACAGTATCTAATTGAACCTTAGTACCTCGTCTAATTCTAATCTCTATTGCCATAATATTTCTCCTTTTTAAATGAAGGCTCCTCCATCAATATGTTCTATATCATATCTCAAGGTGCCTGAAGTTGTTAATAACTCATAATCCCTTACGATATTTTCTGGAATTTGAGCATCTGCTAAATACCCTATATGACCAGTACCACTTAACGTATGTGGTTGGGCTACTACCTCAGTCACTACACGTAATCTCCCTTCAGTATCCAGATTTAAAGGGGCCCAATTCCCTTCCTTATGAGCCATATTATGTGAAGAGTTTTTAATATAACCTTCCGGATCAAGGTTTTGCTCTCTTACATTTATAGCCCCGCCACTTACAGTAGTAGCCAATTCAGTAACTACTTCTAGTTTTGGGCCATTTATACCACTTATAGTTGACAAAGTATTACCTAAATTATCTACTAATGTTACTTCACCCTCTATTACTACATACTCCATAATTAATACCCCCCTATAAGATTATCTCTGGAGTATTCAACAGATGTTACTTTACCAGCTACCCTATGAATTACTCCAGAAACAGTAGCTACCACATGTGCCCCTGTTTCATAATCATATATATTTTTAACGAAAGAAGTTACCCTTCCTCCAGTCCTATTTAAAGCTGTAGAACTTATGTGATATGTTTTGGTATTATCAACCCACTCATCTACAGCAGATATTTTATGCCCAGTCCTTGTATACTCTACAAACTTACTACCATTATGTAGTGCTATATGCTGTGCTGGGTCAATACCACTACTTGAGACGGCCACAGTACCAGAAGAGGTTACTGACACCCAATCAGTATTCAGTAGACCTACCTTACTATAAATCCCGCCACCGTTATCATTACGTAGAAATATAGAACCTAAATCAGCTACTAGCCCAGCTAGACTAGGATCACCTGCACCAGCCAGAATTTGAGTTAACCCATCTTCATGTAGTATTTCTATGCCATGTTTAGCGTTTAAGTAACTGGTTCTAACCATCAAACTCTCCTATTAATTATTTGTATTTGTCTTTCTTTGAACCAAATAAATTACCGCACCGTTCACAAGAATAAATATCATATTCTCTGTGTGATTGAATTTTACCGCCTTTTTTATGTATTGTGAACGTACAGAGTGTAAATCTTAAAATAAAATCCTTAACCTTTTTAAACATATTATAATTCTCCTTTTCTTTTGAATAAACTTCACCTAATTATAGGTAAGTTACTTAATTAATATTCTATTTATAAGATGGTTACTTAAATAACAAAAGGGGTCTGTAAAAAATACAGACCCCTCCCGTTTATTAACTAATTATATTTATTTAATTCAAGTTATCATAATTATTAGCTAAGTACAGCAACAGTATCAACAGAAGCAGTCTGAACAGTGATTCTCTGAGTTTTAACTGTAACAGGAGTAGCATCTCTGTTGTCGCAAGTAAGACTCATAAGAGTACCATTAGCAGAAACATCAAAGTCAACTTTGAGTTTAGTACCAATAGTAAGAATAGCATATTCAGTTAGATCTGCAGAAGTAGTACCGTCATGCATAGCATAAATTTCAGCTGCATATCTGTTACCACTACCATCATAAACCATTACGAACCATTTCGCTCCAAGATTTCCAGTTTGAGGAACAGTATCTACAACAGTATCTGTAGAAGAACCACCAACTGCGGTAGTAGCTTCTTTAAGAACTGCAGCAGCAAGGTTATCATGGGCAGTATCAACATTAACTATATACTGGTAGTTATCATTACCAGAAGTACCAAGACCTGATACAGTTGCATCAGTAGCAGCAAGTGCAAGATCTAGAGCAGAGATAGCATCAACAGTTGATGAATCTACAGTTACATAGTCAGTAGAGGTATAGTCCATACCAGCAAGCCCGGTAGCAGAACCAACAGCTGCCTCTAAATCAGTTATATCACCAGCATTAGTAGTAATATCACCAGCATTAGTAGAAATATCACCAGCATTAGTAGAAATATCGCCTTCATTGGTAGTAACTCTACTTTCAAGATTAGAAATGTCTACATCATTATTAGTAGCATTACCTACCAATTTTTCAATTGCACTTTCTACACTATCAGCTGAGGTAATAATTCCAGATGAAGAAGTAAAACCTGAAGACAATGCTATAGTAGCTGCAGTCTCCATATCAAAGTCGGCAATCTTAATAACATCTGACAGATCGTGCATCATCATATAAGAAGCGCCGTCTTCTTGGCTACCTGGAGCATCTGGGAAGTCATATCTTACTGATACAGCGTCATTAGCTCCAAGAGTATCAGTCTGTACCCACTGATCTGCACCATCGTTCCAAGTATAAATAATACCTGAAGTAGTAGAATGAAGTGAAAGTATCTGATCACCATCAGCCCACATATCATGAGTCCAGAAAGGAACATCATCATCACCAAAATGATCGGTACCTGCATAAGCAGCTACACCGGTAAGAACTGCGTCACCAGTTGCAGCAGAAATAGACTGACGCCAGTTTACACCAGTCGCAGCAATATTATCTACCGCTTTTAGAGCAGCATCAAGTTTACTAATAGCTTCTTCTAGAGAATCTCCATCAGTAACGTAGAACTCCTGGTTATAATCAGGAGCAGATGCTCCTGCAGAACCAGTGTAAGCCTCAAGTGCAGTAATATCAGAAGCATTAGCAGTTATACCACTAGCGTTGGTTACAATATCTCCAGCGTTAGTAATAATATCAGCCTCAGCACCGTCAATATCACCCTCATTAACAGTTACTCTAGCGTCTAGAGCAGAAAGGTCAACATCTATTCCAGAAGTTGTAGCTTCAGCATCAGCAAGAGCCATATCTAATTTATCAATAGCATCCTCAAGAGAATCACCACCGACAATATAGTTTTCTTCAGTAAATTCAGTTACAGCAGAATCAATGTTGTTATTGTTTCCAATAAAAGTCTGGATATTATCAACATTACCAGACTCGTCAGTATTAGAAAGTACCCAACCTGTGGTTGCGTCTCCTGTGTAAAGCATTTCAAAATAACAATAATTCAAATCAATAATCAGATCGTCACCTGAACCATTCATGTTCAGGCCGTTTAGATCGACTGTAATATTATTTGTTTCTATGTCACCTAGTCCAGCAAATCCAACAGTATCACCTTCTTCAGGTGCTGCTGGTAAAGTGACAGTAAAATCAGTAGAACTAGAATCAAGGATATATCCTTTACTAGAATCAGCTGTTGTAGCTCCACTAATAGTAGACCAAAGAAGTCCACCACCTTCAATTTCACTGTATGGTTGCCAATCGGTATCAGCAGCCCCAGTCTTTTTATAACTAACACCATCAGCTTTAAGATAAAGAGATCCTAAAGGAGCAGCAATACCAGCTGCCGCAGAAGGGTCCGCAGAACCATTCAGTACATCAGCTTCAACCTCATCAGTCATGTTGAAGATCTTTAAGCCATTTTTTATTCCAAAAAGAGCCATATTTTAAATTCCTCCTTAAAAAGTTTTTAATTTAACACTACATCTCATTAATACAGCCTCACCATTAGTTATCTTCAACTGACAGTGAGTGCCTGCGAATACAGAAATGTTAACATTCGCATTAAATCTTTTTCCCAAGAAAGCATATGCAGTAGATTCAATAACACTATCATTGTATAAGCTTGATATTTTAGTAATGCCGCTTTTGCCGTCACATAGAATTTTTACATTCCAATCAAATGCTTCATACTTATCTAAATCAAGAGTAAAAAATTCTTCCGTTTGTCCAGGTTGTATAGTTTTTTCAACTAATCTTGTGTTGATTTTTTTTAAAACAATCATTTATACTGTCCACCCGTCGATTTTTTAGTTGGCCTATCTAGAAATTTGTAATTCTTTAACTCGCTTCTGTAATAATCTACATAGACTATCCTTATCAGCTAGCTGTCTAGCCTCATTCAAAGAGTACTTTAATAAATTCAAGTCCATTACCCTAGGTAAAATTTCTCTGGCTTTTCTAACTGTAAGATTAACTAGATCCTCAACTTGTAATTGCTTAATAGCTACTGAAGAAGTAAAAGTCTCATCTACAGAGTTACTAACTGGTTGAGTAGGAACAATAGCAGCTTTACTTTTTACAGCCTTACTGTTTACGTCCTTAAAATCAAATACTATATCCCATTTTAATGCATCTTTCAATTTGATTTCTTGTAACCATTTTACAAAATCTTCATCAGGTTGCATGTCGTACTTTTTTCCATATTGTTCGTATAATTCCTCTAGAGGTATCTCTCCTCCAGGCCGTATTGAACGTTTCATGGCATATGCCCATTCTGATGATATATTCTTTACAAATCCTTCCATAATTAATTCCTCCTTTTCTTTTTTGTTTTGACCTTGTCCTTTATGTTTAGTCCTTATTACCACGTAATCTGTCCATTACAAAATGAAACAGATTAGACAAACGATGTATAATGATAGCCATAATAAAAAAATCTATTATTTTATTATCTAAAGCAAACACTAATACTAGTGAAAAAGATGCTGCCCATACAGAAAAACAATAACCACAATCGAATATCTGGTGTATAAAGTTTAAAACTTTACTTTC